CTGTAATATTAAAATCGCCTGCTGAATAAGTAGTATTTGTGTCTTGAGTAGATAAATTAACTGCTCCTGCACCTGTTGTAAAAGTTAATGTAGTGCCAGAGATACTCATAGCTGTTGGCACTCCAGAAGGTAGGGTATAAGCGTTTGCATTTGAAGGTGGCTTTGTTCCTACTAACTCGGCATAAGTTACTGATGAATTTTTATATGTTCCATCAGCGTACCCAGCTAAATCTTCTATATTAAAGTCACTCGCTGAATATGTAGAATTTGTATAGTTAGCTGAATGAACAGTTCCCGCACCTGATACTGTTAAATCTGGTGTATTTGTCGCACCACTTGCTGGTAGAGCTGCCCAGACTTTTCCACTTCCGTATAAGTCAGTTGCACCAATACTAGCGTTGGCATAATCTCCTGTAGATAGTCCTAACTTTGCTAATCCTGTCAAGTTTAAGTCCAAATCCCATTTATCTTCCCAGATGCCCGGAATAGTATAGTCTAAATCTCCCATATAGAATTGTGGAGCAGTAAATGTCCAAGTACTACTTCCTGCTGGTTTAGTTCCTAGAGAGAACCAAATAGTTTTTCCTGAAGCAGCAGTCGGAACTGTAAGTATCCAGCTACCTGGAGTTTCGTCTGTTCCTGAACTTGGTGTACTTGGTATACCATATCCTGTTTGTAAATAATAAATTGTAGTTGTTCCTTTACCTTCTGCTCCAGTTGCTCCGGTTGACCCTTCTATTTGTACACCATTTTGCCAAGTAGTTACAAAAGTATAAGTTCCACTAGTATCTACAAATGTTGTTGTACCTTTACTTGCCCATATTTCATCACTTCCACTTGGTACATTTGCAATATCATCATACCAATTAGTTGGAACTGCAGGCCAATTAGTAGTTCCTACACTTGTAGGCTGTGAGCTTGCTCTTTTAAATACCCAGTTTACGTCTCCTGATGGTAAACCTGATCTACTTGGAGTACCCCAAGTTATTGCATTAGATACATTATCTGTAGAACTCTCTGTTACCAAAGCTTTAGATTCATATACCCATTTAGCTACTCCTATTTCTGGTCTGGTTTGAGTCCAGCCACTAGGAAGACTAGCAACTGTTTTATTTGTAAAATTATACGTTCCTGTTGAAGGAGTTGAAGGTGCTGTAAATGAGTTAGTAGAGGTGAAATCTAGTGCATAGTATATACTTAATTCTGCTACTTTTCTACCTGCTGCTCCGTCTGTTTTTCTTTGATATAAAACAGGGTTTGTCCATGTAACTGCTAAAGCAGTTGCTGTAGAAGCTCCGCTTACAAGAGCAGTACATTGGTATATAGAATCTCCATCACTTGCTAGTGCTGGTGGAGTTGTATTCCAATTAGAATCATTAAGTGTAAGAGTAGAAGTAGTTGCATTATAAGTTGAGCTACTTGGTTTAGTTGGAGAACTACCATTACTTGCTTGTACATCTGAATAACAATGTATTTCAGCTACTGCGGCACCTTCTACTTGGAATACTGCACCCCAAGTATAAGCAGTTCCACCTGCTGCTACTGTACCTTTTGAAGCCCATAATAAATTTGTGCCTGTTGGTGGATTATCATACCATTGAATATCTGCGGAAGGAATATTAAGTCCATCAGCTGTTGGAACACTAGGTTTGCTGGCTGCTCTTGCAAATACAAAGTTAGCTCCGGCTCCTGTAGTACCTACTCCTGATTTATTAAATGATAATATTCTATCTGCGATAAGTACATTTGCTCTCCCTCTGTCAAACAGTCGCATTGTTGCTGTTGCAGAAGAGACGGCGTCCATATCACTATCCCCGATAGTTATCTGTCCACTTGATGAGTTAATTACTATATCACTATCATTATCAAACCCACTTCTTGCTTGTAAACTTATACCAAAAGTATTTTGAGCAGTACCACTTGAAGCAAAAGTATAAGCTTGTGTTCCTTTCTTAACTGTAAAGTCACAAGTAAAATCACTTTCATTTGAAACTACTCCATCAGAGCCTGCAGTAAAACCAAAGTTTTCATTTGTTCCGTTTACTGAATAAGGAGATTCACCTTGTGAATTACCATATTTTTGTAAAGTATAACCACTACCTGTTCTAGTAACTTTACCCATGATAGTATCATTTTGATAGTCTGCTAAAAAGGTAGGTTTATTAAATGCTTGGTTATCCCCATCTACTATTTTTACTCTAGCAGGGCTATGAGTGTACATTTCAGTATCGCTAGCAAATCTTTTAGGTTTATGATAGTAAGTTACACTATTATTTGTAAAACTAAAAGTATTCCCTAGTACTAGCTCTCCGTCAAAATTGGTAGAATCTAATCCTCCCCACTTAGAAGCTGCTGATGCAGGATCTGCTGTTAGTGTTCCTGTTGCTGTAGCAAAAGTATTACTACCAGGGACATAAAATTGATTTGCTACTTCATCATGAGCAACTGCTATAAAGGCACTTGCACTATGGTCAAAATATACATAACCTACATTTTCTGCACCTCTAGTTCCGGCGGCTGTTCCTAGCCCTGAAAAATCTAATTGGGCTTGACTAGTAACTGCGTGTTCGTTTTTCCCATCATTATGATAAAAATTAGCATTTTCAAAACTAATTTTTCCACTATTAAGTGAAAAATCTGTACTAATATTACCCATTCCTGGTAGTATAAATGGTGCTAATCCTATATCTGCTTCACTAGGAGCTACTACTCTATTATAATCTATAGTTATTGGGCCTACTTTTAATGGTGCACTTCTTTTACTTTGTAAAGATACTGTGTAAACTCTAACATAGTAGGTGCCTGAGGTAATTCCTCTTATCTCTATATCACTATTATGCGACATACCTGCATGATACCACTTAGTATTATTAAAAGAATATTCTACATCATATCCTCTAATAAATCTGTAGGGTGTTCCATCTGATTTTAATGCAGGATCCCAATCAAATACTAATTCATTTACATTTTGGTGTCCTTCTCTTACTATTCGTGGAGTTAAATCAAGATTAGTAGGTGCAGGTACTTCTGCTAAACTATCTGGTAAGAAATAATCTCTATATTGTGTCAGTGCTTCATTTTTGTCAACTGCATCAAATTTAGTTGCATTATATTCTAATGCTGTTATTTCTACTTCATTAGGCCCACTCTCTACCATAGACATAACTCTAAATAGATCTGATTCTAACTTTGTTTTTCCTGTTGCAAGAGCCGCTCTAGAAAGTATCCAGACTTGCTCATTAGTAGGAGCTTCTGAAAAAGCTGAAGATACAGTTAATGTTTTTCCAGAGTTACTTACTGCGCTTACTGTTTTTGTTTCTGTATAGTGGAAAGGTACCCATTGAGTAAATACTAAATCTCCATTTGTATCATTAACTTGTTTTGAGAGTTCTTCCGTTGTAATAGCAGTACTTCCATCTCCTGTTTGTGTAATCTCTGCTCCTCGTAATAAAGTAGTATTTGAACCACCTATATTTATTACTGCTTGGTCTTGTGCAAGAAGAGTTTTATATCCTACAAAACTACAGGTTAGCATATAATCTCCAGCTGCATAGCCCGATTCTACACTTGTACTTCCAAATCCTGTGGGTTTTCTATCTAGATTTATTGCAGTAGTGCTACTTCCTGTAGAAACTCTACCGCCCCAAGATTTGCCTGTTTTATTTTTATCAATTACTTCTACAATATCGCCAGGTCGCAAAAAGGCTGCGTTCAAAGAAGTTGAGAACGACACAGTATTGGTATTCCAATTATTTGTGAGCAACTTCCATTTACCCAACCTTCTTGCTTGACCTCTTGAAGTACAACCAAATGCTGTGGTTGACTCTGGTTTTATAAACTCGTCATCTTTTTGTAAAACATCTTCTAGTTCTACTATTTCTACTCTTTTTCTATAATAATCTTGTGGGTTATTCCAAGAAACTGTAATAGAGTTAGTTCTTGTTTTATTTGATGTTCCTTCATACTTAAACATTCCATCTATAACGTTTCCATTTGTAAACTGATAGACTGGATCTTTTTCTGAATCTTGTACTAAGTATGCTTCTCCATTGAGCCAATAGGTCATACCTCTAAACATACTTGTTACATCATTTAAAACTTTATACGCTTCGTTCTTTCCACCAATAACTAAGTTTGCACTAAATCTTGGTTCATGATTACCAGTTGATCCGCTAGGAATATAGTTAGCATCATCTGTACAATGTATACTTAATAGGTCTGCAGCTTCTACTCCAGCTGGTACTAATTCATCACAATATCTAGCAATTTGGAATAACTCCCACTTATTGACTTGTTCATCTCCAAGATAATTTCCTAATCCATAAATTTTATTAGTAACTAAATCATTATATACCCAAGCTGGATTATTACACCATGTATTCCAATAATTTCCATCCCAATCTTGTTCGGAACTTTGTAATACACCAGTAGTTACATGACGTCTATAGTTTGCAGGAATTAAAGCAAGTTCTGAAGCGGTTATAGTCCCTGTATTCCCCCCACTTTCTGATAGTGCTCCTGTTAGTGCAGTATTGTTTGCTGCAATATTTCTAACATAAAGGTATTTATTAGTGCTATCTATTTTATCAATTATTCCACCAGAAAATAATGCAGCAGTCTTAGTTCCTGCGGCTGTGGTGCTACTAAGAGTTTTATAATCTCCTTCTCCACTATTTGCAGAAGCGTCCCAAGGCTGTAATAATTGATATGTAAAAGTAGTGGCACTAGCTGCCGTACATACAAATTCTCCTTCCCAGAAGTCTGCTTCGGCAGATACTCCGTCTATTGTTGCTGTAAAAGTTTTTCCTGTAGCTATTCCATGTGCTGCAACAGTACCTGTCGCTGTATACCCAGATTCTGCATCTCCTGCAGCTGTGAGTGAGGTAACACTTAAAGTTTGCGAAAGGATATCTCCTACATCAAACCCAGAAACACTAGACATTGTTAGCCTTCTTCCATTATAATCTATAGGAAAATGGTTACTAGGAACATTTATTAGTTTGCCATCAATTTCATATCCTCTTGATGGAATACTATTAAATTGTTCTGCGTCTATAACTCCTCCAATATATGCTGTGTAGGGATAAGTTAGCTTATCTGAAATACTAGCTTCTATGGAGTCTACATAAATTGAGTTTTGTCTTTCATAATCATCATTAGAAACTGCACCACCCACTCTTTCAACTCTTATAGACCAGTCTGTCATTCCATTGATAGCTTTTATTTCTTCTATATTGAATCCAAAGGTATGTGCGTATTTACCACTAACTTTTCCTTCAAATCCTGTTCTAAATATATTTTTCTTAGTTAAAACACCGTCATTATCTACCCACCAAAATCCAATATTAAATCTTACATAAGTAGTATGAATATCTCCCTTATCATCTCCTGTTTTTCTAATCTCTGTCATACCTGTTGTAGAGATAGTAATTTTTATATAGTCTGTTGCACTTTTTTCAAAAGTTCCACTAGAAATTGTGTGAGATTGTGGTTCATTAAGTAGTAATTCTGCACTTCCTATATCTTGAACATATGATGCAGTTGGATAGTCTGAAAAGAAACTCGCATCAACTGTTTGATCAGCAGTTCCTTGTCGAGTAACCATTGTAAAGTTATTAAAATTACTATTATTACTAACTAACCCAGTTGCTAAATCTACATCTCTAAGACGAACTTCATCAACAAGTATAGAACCATCACCATATACTAAACCCTTTATCGGGCCTTCTGCAATAGCATCTATGAACGCGGCACTTTGCCTTGCGTACATATTATCGTCAGCTTCAAAAGAGTCACCGCCACCCCCTTTGCCTCCGCCAGCGCCTCGTACTTGTATTAGTTTAGTTTTATTACTCATATTTATGCCAGTACCGAATTAGGTCCGCCGCCTCCTCTTTTTCCACCATAACTGTAGCCTCTACTATTGCCGCCATAGGCCATATCGTTTGTTGTTTGGGAACCAGCCTCTCTAAACCCAGTTATACCTACCATATTTCTATTTTTACTTAATTTTTCTCTTGATGTTTCTGTAAAAATTGAAGCAGAAATTGTTTTTGAGCCTACTATTGCTCTTCCATATACCAGAGGTATAGGTTCTCCTTGTTTAACTGTATTTACTGGGCCACCAAATAAATAGTTTTCTGCTTGTTCTGCTGACTCTGAGTCTGGCACATCTGGGGCAAGCATCATTGCGGCTCCTCCTAATAACAGAGCACCCCCTAATAAACCTAGTCCTTGAGTTGCAAGAATTGCGGTTGTAGTTGTACTTGCTGCTGCTGCAGCTCCTGATAATGTTAATGCACCCGAACTTGTTATAAAACCAGCACTTGCCATTGTAGCACCTGTACCAGCAGCAGTAACAGCACTTCCTAATGCTGCAGCATGAGTTGCTCCTAATCCTGCTGCTTGTGCTCCTACTAATCCTGCTCCAGCACTACCACCACCCATAAAACCGACACCACTACCTAATCCAAAACTAGCTAAACCACCTGTCATAGCTATTAAAGTTACCCCTAATATCATCATCAGTCCTGAACTTTTTGACCCAGCAATTACTGGTACAAAAGTATAAGATTGATTTCCTGTAGGATCGTGAATAAGTACTTCTTCTTCAATATCTACAGACTCTCCATCTATTAGTACTTCATATCCTTGTATTCCTTTAGAGTCAGTAAGAAATTGACGCATACCAGGACGCTGTGCCATAATGGCAGTAAGCGCTTCGGCAGGAGAGGTTACACTTAAACTCCATTCTTCTCCGAATTTTTGACCTAGAGGGCCTTCTAAATAAACTTTTCTCATTGCATACTCTGATGTCTAACTATTATTCTAGTTATCTGTTTCCATATCCCATTATAATTGTCTCTGCACGATAATCTATTTGGTGCATGATGTAACATTCTTCCACGTCCTACATATATTCCTGCGTGGTTGGTGATATCTGAGTTTAGAGCCATTAACATGACGTCATGAACCTGGAGGCTACCATCTGTTACTTGTATAAATCCTTCTTTTTCAAAGTTGTCTATATATAAATTTTTTCCCTTTTCCCAAAATTCCCACTCATAGTCTGGTGCATTGACTATTATATCATGCTCTTCAAAATAATCTTGCAAGATAGTAAAGCAGTCATGGACGCCATAGACGAAGGGTCTTCCCACTAATTCATTACTAGTTTCTTGGGGTTCTAATTTTATCCATTCATCATTTTGTCCAAAAATATACCAAGGAACTCCTAGTTTATTACATGCAGCCCTATCCATAGGACTAGGGTTTGGAGAGGTATAAGGGTGGCTATGTACAACACCTACTATATCACCTCTATCTGAAACTTTTTTATAATCCATAGGGTCTATTATAAAATCATTATGACGATTTTCAGCTTTATTGTCACAAGGATTCCATCTTAATCTTCCACGTTCTAGTGAAAGGAGTCCGCATGCTTCTTCGTGTTCTAGTGAATAAATATGTTGTTTTACATCTTCTAGTACTGATTCAATCATTAGTATAACGCTGCTCCCGGGAACCCGCCAAATGGCAAGTCCACATTTCTTGTATATCTGTTATTTATATAAGCAATAGCTGTTGCACCTGAACCACCACCGCCAGTAAAGCCAATTGTAGGAATACTAGTATATCCCGTACCTGGATTGTTAACTACGACTTTAAATACTGCTCCGCCACTGACACTCGCTGTAGCAGTTGCTCCACTACCACCACCACCAGTAATTGTAACAGTTGGCGCACTAGTATATCCTGAGCCTCCCATTACTATTCCATTTCCATCAGTTACTGAGATTTTTCTAATTCCTGTTCCGTTAGGCTCATGTCCATATCGAATAGCGCATGAATTTAATCGTTTTCCGCAAATATCTCCAAATTCCCAAAAACTTATATTAGTAGGTTTTACAATATCATCTGCAGAATCAGAAGTAGCTAAAGTATGTGCTACCTTACATTTATATAAAGTAAGCCTAGTAGCTTGTACATATCCCATAGTACTTACTGAGTCTCCATCTACACTTTGATCGTCTTCAACTGTTATAGTATAAGTGCTACCACTACCTTTTGCTTTTACATAGACAGGTATGCTCTTATAATTTTGGTCAGCATGAGTAAATCCTTTTAATATAGTAAAGTCTCCTACACTAAATACATCTCTTGCAGCTGCATTAGCGAGGGTTAAAGTTCTTTCATTAGTTCCATCAGAAACAGCGGATACTGGGTATAGTCCGCCTATAGGTCTATAATATTGTACATAATCTCCTACAGAAAAAGAAGTTGCTTCATATAAATTAGCTTTTCTTTTAACTGTGTTATCTTGTGCACCCCATACACTATAACTAGTTATTCGATTATCGTCTTTATCAAAATATAGAGTATATTCAGTAGAAGTTCCATCAGTATTTATTGTATACTTATTATCTACTGGCCAATCACAACCACCTTGTGCGGTATCTTTATACTTCCAAGGACAGCGTGTTGCTACAATAGCTCTTCTAGGTAACTTTACTCCTTGAGTATCGAATGCAGAAACAAGTTCAAATTCGACCATTATAGGGGTTTCTGTTGCTTTTCGCTCTATAAAGTAAACATCTCTATTAAACTCTACTGGGGGATTAGTTCCTAAATACTTTTCTAAAGTTCTTCTTCGTATTACTTTTGCTCCTACTAAATCGTCAAAGTTACTAAGATTTGCACTCCAGTATTGATTTATATTAGCAAAACGAACAGTAGGTCTAGGTAAAGAACCTGTTCCTCTAACTTCCCAGCCTTCTGATTCTACTGGGAATGCTTGATATGTTTGTTGTCCATAGTGTCCTGAAGTAGTTGACCCAAAATTATCTTCGTCATTTAAACTATACCAAGTTATATCTGCAGCTCCGTTTGCTCCATCGTGAAAATATAGCTTATCTACACCAGCCCCTCCAATATCACTCTCAGGTAATAAAACCTCAAAAACGGTTATTAAACCGCTCCTCTGAGACTGAGACTGTAGATCCGCGACTAATGCATTATTAGTGCCTACTATGGGTTGACTCATGGCTCAAATACCTCTCTTGCTTGACAAGACATTGAATAATAATTATGAGTATTTAAACTTCTCGCGTATCCTTCTATTACAACTGTTACAGTTTCCTCCCCATCAACTGCGTGAGGTACTGTAAGTTTACAAGTATCTACACCGGCTAGAGTATTGAAGAATTTATATAATTTATCAATGTCTTCTTTAGTTCTATTTGCAAAAGTCATTTGCCATGTTCTAGTAATATTGTTTATTCCATCTACTATTCTTTGTTCATATCCGTCACCAAATTGTGCTTTTAATACACGAGGTTCTGGGCTTTCACTAAACCCTTTGTCATATATTACTTTTCCACTAAATCCAGTTATATTAGTACCTGCGGATACTGTGCCTCCGCCTGTTTGTATTGTGTTTGTTGCTAATCCTATTGCCATTATCCTCTGCCTTTAGTTCCTTGTGGATTTAACAGGCCTCCTGGTCTCATTTCTTGTTGTAAATGCTGTTGTACTAATCCGCCTATTGCTCTTCCCATACTTTGCATACCATCACCTGTTACGCTTGATTGTGACTGTCCATTTCCATTCATACTAATGGAAACATTGACTACATTTCCACCGCCACCAGCTCCATTTAATTCTACAGGAATACTTCTATCGTTTCCTAGTGGGACTACTGCTTCCGTGCCATGAAGCATTGCTGCATAGCCAGATTGTGGTCCACTTGCTACTCCACCATATCCAAAAGATTTTTTGCCTTGCCCAGACATAACTCCGCCATATCTGCCTCCTGCAAGAGAAGCAAACGGGCCTCCCATAGCCATAAGCATTTTCATAGCTGCGGCTTTTGCCATCATAGCTGCCAAGTCTGCAAGTACATTTTTGGCTAAATCTTTCATAGCTTCGCCAAAAGACTTACTACCATCAACCATTGCTTGGAACATACTTACGAAACCATTCGTTAAAGTACTTTGAATACCATTCATTAGTTCTAATTCGACATTTAAATTAGCTTGTTCTGTAGCCATTTGTTTAGCTTTCTCTACATTGAATTTTTTAGAATCACCAAACTCTTTCTCATGAGCTAATTCCATATCATTGAATATTTTTTGAGCAGGGTTTAATGACCAAGCTTGTTCTCTCTTAAACTGAGTTTCTTCTAATACTGCTCCCATCTTGTCGTCCATGAATTGTGCAGCTTCGCTATTTAATCGTGTTATTTCTGCTTCAGTATCTGCTCTATCATTAAATAAGCCGTTTCTTTCTGAAATTAGTTTATTCAATTCTTTATAAGCGTCTGAGTTTACATCTAAGTCATTTGCATAAGTAGTTAAGTCTGTATCTGCAGTAAATGTATCATCATATGCTTGAATAGAAGCTAAGTTATCTGTTAATTTATTGCCGATTCCTTCCTTCTTAAAGTTCGCATCGGTCATTGCATTAGATTTATTTTCTCTTGCTTTTGCAAAACCAAAAGCTCTAGAAGTTTTCTTACCTCTATTGTGTTCAGCTATTCTATTTGTCAACTCCATTTCTCGTTGAAGATTACCTAGTCTCATATATTGTATCTTGAGTTTTGCTTGGTCGAGTGTAAGTTGCTCACCTGCATTAACTGTAAGTTGCTGTTGTAAGGTATATTCTGCTTTAGTATTAACAACTCCTGCTTCTGAATTTTCTACAATCTTCTTTTGTGTCTTAAATTCGTCTTTTCCTAAAGCGAGTATTTCTGAGGTTTCCA